CTAGCATTTCCCCCCGTTGCAGTTCCATCTGGCACACTTGCAATGATTCCCCCTGTTCCGTTTGGTTTTAATACTATCGAAGTGTTGGCATCTTGAACCTCGACAACTGCAACGCTTTGTGTTGTGACGCTTGTATCTTTGCCAATCCCGATTCTACGACTATTTAAAAACAATACACTTGCATTGTCTAAATAATCTTTAACAACTTGGAATGTAGTTGAGATTGCAGATGCAATTTTCAATAGTCCGTTAGGTGGGCTAAAACTTGGTAAGTTAGTCAATTGGCTTCCGTCAACTGCTGGAAGTTTTGCAGTGCCATCTAACTGAACTAATTTGTTCGCAGCATTAAAGGTGTTGCCTTGAAGTGTGACCGTGTTTGAATTTTTCCAATAGCCCAAAGTGCTATCGTAAATTAAGCCGTCATTATTTTGAACACTTGTAATTTTAACATCATGGATCTCGTTTAACTCATACCCGTTTTGTATATGAATTAAAATCGAGCCTTGTGTAGCGTGAGCCCTTACCACATATCCAATAAATACAGCATGATTCGGCGTATCTGGAATAATTGTAGTCAAACCGCCTGCGATGGTATCAGATAGCCAAAGCAAATCGCCTGATACAAAAGCTGAAGTATTTAAATCGCTTAGCAGTCCATCTGTCGCGATGTCTCCGTTTGCGTTATTTGAAATATTTAAAATAATTAAGCCGATGGTTTTGCTAGACGTCGCCTCTGAATTAGCTTGAGCTAAAACTGCATTCGGTTTGTTTCCTGTGTTCCCATTTAAATATACAACCTGTCCTTTTGTAAGTGTGACACCTGTCGCATTGTGAACCTCAGCTTTCAGCAATGACGCTGCAGTCGTTCCTCCGATTTGATTTCCGCCTGCGGTTACGCCGTCGCCAATAAAAAAGGATTTTGTATCGGTAGTATAAATAATTTCGCCCTCTTCAAAAATTACTGCGAGCCTAGCCGTATCCGTTCCTCTCCTAATTTTTATCGCCATGATTCAAAAATATAATTATTTAAATTTTATTCTGTTACAAATCCGCCCGCATCAATGAAGCTGTTTTTCATGGTGAATGATCCGCCGTCAATTAATACGTTTGAGTTTGTCGATGGCTTTGCTTTATTATCTGCTATGGCCCAATATGTAGAGCCGTCGCTTTCAATGATTACAGATTCATTTAACGATGTCAATGCATAGGACTCCAATCCGTCAATGTCTCCATTAATTGTCACGCTATTAGATAGTTGTGATTTTTTTATAATAAATTTCTGTCCCTTTACCGTGTCGGCCGATGGGAGGTTTAATGTGACGTTGCCGCTCGATGTGTCGCAAACAAAAATCTCTTTCTCTAAATTTACTGAATGCGTTCCTGTTGTTAAGTTAACCGCTGCGCCTGTTTCAAATATTTGAAATTCTGATGTATAATTTACAGGATCATATTTTATATTTACATTATATGTAGAGTCAATGTTTGGATTTGTATTTCCTTTATCATAAAAAATGGCTTGAGATACACTTTTGTACATAAAAGAGTCAACTGTATTCATGCCCTTAACATCAGACTCAAGAGATTGGACGCGAAATTGTAGCTGATTTTTTGGATCGTTATTATAAATTATCTCGCCTCCTGTTACTGCGTCATAATCGGCGTAAAGTTTTAACCATTCGCCGTCATAATTTTCTGAGCTTGCGCTGTAAGTGTAGCCATTATTTACCCATGCAGATGAATCAAAGAAAAGCGTTTTTAAACCGTTAAATGTTCCGTCATCCCTCACGTTGCAATTAATGGATTTTACAGCTTTAGCATAGTAACCCAGAACCTGTTGAACTAAAATCGACTCAAATGATCCTGTGCCTGTGCCAGGTGCAACCCAATTTGCGGAATTCTGCCAGGTCGTTCCATTGTAAACTTGAATAGTACCTATGCCATCCGCTCCCATGGCATCATAAAAATAGGATTCTAAATCTATAATTTTAGAGGCTTTAGTATTTATTGTATTGGTATAAGTTTTTAAATTCTCTGTTATTTCTTGATAACAAGTTATTGAGCCTGTGAATGGCTCGTCAACCATTCCATAAGATCCAGGAGTCATTAAATTTCTGATCATGTACATATCAAAATAAAAATCAAATCCTGTTATAAGCCCATTATCTGGGACGGAATATTGACCGTAATAAGATGTCGACTGAGGCCCTGGCCCTTTGTCCAATTTAATGTCTGTATAATTGATCGTAGCGGTTAGCACCCATGCACTACCGTTCCATACATAAGTATTCCCTGAGATTCTCTCAACGGCCCAGGCTTTTATTTTTAGAATATAAATATCCCTTCCGTTATGTTCAAAAACTACTCTGTAATCAAATTTTACAGATTTGCCTTGAGTCATTGTCACAGGCCCTATAGCCAAGTGAGAATTATTGTAGGGAGTCCGCCATGGTTTGGCTACTTTTTTACTTACCGCTTTAAATGTTGTAAGCTTAACGTTCTTTATTGGTGGCTGATATGAATGAGTAGGGAATGCCTGAAAAAATGGGCGCTCGTCGTTTTGAATAGTATGTTCGTGAACTATGCTTGCATTCGTTTGAGTTAGTGCCTCAGATGTGGAATAAATATCGTAAATTATTGCTTGAGTATATGCCGCATATTGATGTATAAAAAACATCCCATTCTCTAAAATAATGTAAGCGGCAAAACTTCCTAGCACTCTATTTAAAGCCTCTAAACATGTTATATTATCTTCATTCTCATTATCGCTTTGTCTAACTATCGCTGTAGTCGGATCATAATTCTCAATTAAACTAGATGCATTTATTCGCATTCGTGGCATTCTGTAATTTGTGCCTGCGCTTGTTTCGTAAGTTAACAAAGCATCGGCCACAAAATAACCCGAGCGACTTATTGCCGTCCAATATGCGTCTAATTCTGTAGTCTTTAAAATGGAAGTAATTAAATGAAGCAATGTAATTTTTCCACTTGTAAACCATGACGCCTGAATTTTATAGTTATCCAATAGAGACAATGTGTCAACAGATGTAATTTCATAAATACGTTTTCCCTCTACAGAGCTGCGCTGCCATGAAAATAGATCGCCCAATATTCGCCCAATCCAAACAACAGTATTGTTTTTATAAATAATCATAGCATGGCTGCCCTCCTCATCGATAGCCATGTCTTCGAAATATGCCGCGTCTGTGTTATTATCAATTGCAAAGAATGCCGTTGCCTTCGATTTCTTTACTCTATTTTCAAATAACAAATCGCCCTCGCCCTGTCTCTCAATTTGATAGCCTTCGCTAACAAGTCGCAGCTCAGTTCCCGAGCTTGTGGATCCGCTTGGCGCATCCCATATCTCAACTCTATGAACTACGCCCGCAATGGATGTGAATTGACCGTAATATTTCCTAGCCACGAGCTGAATCCCTTTCGTATTTCTTAACTGCTAAAAATAAATCTCTCCCATCAAAGCGAGTTTCTGCTATATATCCGCCCGAATCCCCTCCGCCGCCAATTAAAGATTTCAATTTGTCCAATGGAGCTATGACTTCGGGATTACTAGATGCGCCTGGGTACTCACCCATAAGTCCCAATGTAGGCCCCGAAACAATACCACCGTTCGCAAATGCTGTCGGGCCTTGCGCTGCCACATTTTTAACGAGCACGCTTGTTGCAACCAACGCCACACCTGCAGCAATAGCTGCAACAGGATTCATTGATTTGAGAGCTACATCGACAGCCAATGCTGCAACACCGTATGCAATTGCAGCCTTACCGTATGCCTCAATAAAACTCGCAATTGAATCCAATACAATTTTAAAAGCTGAATCCATAAAACTAGCTCCCGAAATAATAGACTCTCCAATAGATTCTCCAATAGATTGAAAGCCACTAATCGCAATAGATTGCAAACTGCTATTTATTGAGTCTGCAAATTTCTTTGTTGAATCTGTCATGGCTTGACCGCCATTGTTTAACAAAGTTTGAAGGGCTAATATTTGAGCTTCAAGCTCTGCAGTGTTTTTAGATCCGCCATCTTTTAACGCTTGCAAAGTATTCCTTGCGCCTGCTAATCTTATTTGTAATAATCTATTTTGATATTCCTGCTCTGAAATTATTCCTTTATCTCTGCTTAGTGTTTCGGTATTTTCTAAATTTTGATAATAGTTTTTAATTTCGTCAAGCTCTTTTTTATTGGATTCTTTAACAAAATTTTGTTTTTCGTCTGCGATTTTTTGAAGAGCTTCGTTTGCTTTCTTTCTATCTTCAATTTCTTTCTGGCCTATTTCATTTATTTTAGTATTGTATTCGCTTTCATTTGCAACGCCTTGCGCTCTCAATGATGCAATTCTATTGTTTAAATCAGTTGCGCTTTGTTCCTCTTTGGCTTTCAATCCTTCCTGCTGAATCAAAAATACTTCTTGAATATTTAAAAGCGATTGCTTTGCCTCAAATTCAATCGACGCCCTTTCTCTATCGGTTTTAGCCAGTTCTAACGCTGCAGATTTCTTTGCGTTTATTTCATCAATTGTAAGCTGATAGGTTGAATTTAAAATGTCCTCTTGATTTTTTAAGGCTGATTTCTTTGCATTCTCAGCGGACTTTTCGGCTTTGGAATTTGCGCCCTTTGTAGACTTGTCAACATCCTTAGAACTTACAACCTTTGATTCTGCTTTATTATAGTCCTCAATTGCTGCTTGTTGACGTTTAATAACGTCCGTAAGTTCTTGCTCTGCTTTCGCTGTAGATTTTGAGTTGTTGGCTCTGGCTCTTGTTAGAGCTTCCTGCGCTTGTGTTATTCCTGTATTTTGCGCAAGCGCTGAATTTAATTTGTCAAGCGCTGCAGTTTCAACAGCCAATCCAACAGCTTTTGTTTTAGAAACCTTTGCTGCAACGTCTGCTATCTCTGTGCTGAATGTTTCAGCGATGGCCTTCTTTTTTAAGGCTTCAATATAATCATTTACTCGAGTGTTTAAAATTGTTAAAGTGTCGGCATTTTTTAAATTCAAATCACTTGTGGCGACTCCGAGCTCATTTATTTTTGTCATTGCGCTCACTCGCTCTCGTTCACTTTTTGAAGTGTCTGAAACTATTTTTGTATATGCCTGCAACGTAGCCGCCTGCTCAGCCGCTTTGGATGTATTTTTTGTTAACTCGTCGTTGTATTTTCTTTGCGCTTCCTCAGTCTTTTTTATTTTCTCATTTGCCTCAGACATTTTTGAAATGAATAAACCTAAACCAACAACCGCCAACCCTATCCCTGTGGTTGCCAGTGCAACCTTAAACGCATTCATTGCCGAAGCTGTTGCGTATGCTTGAACAGCAAGCGCCCTTTGTGCTAAAACATTAAAGCCTGTAATTGCTGCGCTCTCCTGTTGCAATACATTTTGTATCGCTTGAAGCCCATTAAGCACAGCAATGGCTCCCTGTACTTTTGCCATTGTTTTTTGAAGATCCTCATTCTCAGAACCAAACAAAGCAGCAGCCCCCTCAGCAACTCCAAACGCTCCAGCGACTCCCTGTGTTGCTGAAATAACAGCGTCAATTCGACGGGTGTCGGATGCAAAATAATCTATTTGAGCCGATACGTCCCCGACTGAATCTTTAATACTACCCGCTGACCGAATTATTTTGTCGGCCATGTCTTGAAACTCAGGGCCTAGCGCTTGAACCTTAAGAGCTAAATTCTGTAATTGAGTTACAGCTCGTTTGGTATTGGCTGAACTTGCAATCTTCTCAAAATCTTTCTCAATGGCTTTTGCTGTAGCTTCTAGTTTACTATTTATTTGATCACCACTTGCGCCCGTTATTTTGACAGCATCTTGAAAACCTTTTTTGAGTTTCTCAATGTCTGCCCCAATAACTATGTTTATTTGTTTGTCTGCCATTATCTATTAAAATTAATAATATAATCTTGCGCAACGTGATAGATACCCTCTTCGCCTGCGCTGTCGTCACTCAATAAAACTTCGTTATCGAATTTCACTTGATGAACATAAACTCCGTTAAATGTGCCCGGGCTGATTTGCATAGCTGTTCTAGTTTTATCTGCAATGTCTAAACATGAGGCGAGCGTCAATCCAAAAATGGAAATCTGCACCCTTGCAAAATCGCTTTTTGAATATCCGCTTTGCGTATTATTCGGAACGATTGAAACTTGGAAGTAAGATATTGCAGGGAACGTTATTGCTTGAGGAAGTCTCAAAGGACTTATGCGACCACTTACAGCCGTATTTAATGCGCTGTTAGATGTTAGTATATTATACGTCGCGGTCAATGATTTCATAGCCGCAATTTATCGTATATGTGTTTATTTTTCGTTACAAAATCTACAACGTCAACAGGACTAGTTTTCTCCCAACTGAACTGAGATAATTTTTTCGGATCTATTGGCACGCCTTTTTTACCGTGAGGGCTTAAAATTAATGCAGCAAGCCACCTCGTCCGCTCCATCTCTGAGCGATAAACTTGCATCTCTTTATTGCGCATACCATCCAGTCTGCACTTAAAATAATATGGGGTTATATTCTCCCACTCACTCGGAGTGATAGACATCTCTCCAAATGCTATGCGATGAATGTCAACCCATCGCAAGGGCTTGCTATTTGATTCCTCAGAGCCTTTTAATCTTGGCTCTTCACTTGAAAAAAATCGGCCACCGCCTTGTTGAATAATTCAACAGCAGGAGCCAACTGCTCAAATGATTCTATAGCGTCTCCTAAATCCTCGGAAGTTTTAAAAGGAAACTCAACGCCATTCTTTTTGCAGCCTGCTTTCATTCCGTGAAATGCGCAGTCTCTGCTAAATTTTAAAGTCTTAATCAATCCCGTATTGTCACCAAATCCAGAAAAATCTTGCATTCCAGAGTCAATCATAACGCTCTCAATGGCGATCATGTTGAAAAACATAGGGTATTTTTTACCGTTTATTTCTAATTCCATGATGCAAATATAATAAAAAAAGGGGACGCAAGCCCCCTAATTTACGGAATATGAAAACACGAAATCTACTTTTATTAAACTGTTCCAACGGTCAACGTGCCACTGCCTTGCAATGAGCAGCTAAAAGTCGACACGTCGTTTACAGGAGCACTCCATGCAAAGTTAGTCAATAAAGCTGAACCAGACAACTTCATGTCGCCTGTTACATTTGAAGTCATAACAACTTGAATCAAAGCACCTGCCACTAGATCAGTGATAATATCTTTTGCAGAATGGCCAGATGCAACAGAGCCGTCCTCTTCAAAGATACCTTCAAAGCTCATTGTCCATGAGTTTAAACCGACTAGAAATTCTTTGTAATTTCCGCCGTCTTTATTTGTCGCGTCAATAGTGTCTTTTGTCATTTCGAAATCAGCACTCGTGCCGTTCGCAATTTTTGTTAATACGCCGCTTACATCTTTATATAAGCTTACAAGCGTGCCGTTTACTAGTCCTGTGGTAGCCATTTGTATATTATTTTATTTTTGTTTATAAGTATCTACTGCAAGTTTAAAGACTTTTTTCACTACATTGGTTACAATTTGTGATTGATATTTATCATATGCAGGCCTAATAAATGGAGCCGCTGTTATGTATCCCCTGTATTGCCCTTCTTTTGTATATCTTGGAGCTGTGCCATATTCGAAAGTATGTGAAAGTTGACCTTTGAAAGGCCCATAATAACGAGGGCCAATGAGCACCGTTGTTGGATATTTTTCCTCTTTACGCTCAATAAACCAAAAAGACTCCCTTATGTCCTCTGTTGGTGCGTTTGCTCTTGCGTCAATTATTATGCCCATTGATTCCTTTCTGATAATTTGTTTTATTTTATCGTAAGAAAGCTCCTTTCCTACATTTTCAAGAAGTTTCATCATGTCATAAATATCACCTGTTTTTTTATAGGATGTATTTCCCGAGATATTTCTTGGCCTTTTCATTGCGTCAATTGCGTCATCAATTTTATATACATATCCCTCTCAATCATTTTAAGAGATATTATATTGTAATTTTGTCCATTAAATACAATGCGATCATTTACTCCCACAGCAGTATATCGAATTGTAAAATTCACAACTTGTTTATTTTCTCGAGTGTCTGCATACACTCCCTCTGTGCCACCATCGGCAGGCTCATAGGTTGACCATGCGTCAGAGAGTTTAGTCCATGTTTTTAAACGCTCGCCTGTAGTTGAGTTGACACTAGTTGTATAGCGCCAAATTTCAATCGGGGTATCAAATCTTCCTGCATTCATTATCCGAATACTGAAATTTTAAATTTGTCTAACAAATGATTCGCACCAAATGGAAGCTCGCTTGAAGTAGTTCCGACGATTATATTTTGACGGTTGTCATAATATTGCGCGATCATTAACATGCAAGCGATTTTTATTGTTTCGGGGAAGTCTGCAGGAGAGAATCCCTCAGTAACTTCAACAATATATTTTGTATTGTCATCTGTGAGCGTTGGTGGTAAATTGTTAATAAATATATTTATACCAAAATCCGAGAGCATATCTGGAGAGTCAATCCAGTCCGCTGCAGAAAACTCAGTAAGCGCGTTGTTTTGATTCACATAATATAAATGTTCAATGTCAATAACTCTGGATGCAACTCTTAAATAATTTCCAATAGTCAACGGCGCTCCATTCAATGGATTCATTAAAGCAGGCTGACCTACAAGCGAATCAAATCCATAGCGCACAATTGCCTCTGGAATACTGAACCCAACATAAAAAGAGGCCGCCTCAATAGATGCAGTGATTAGAGTCGAAATATACGAATCGTCTGAAGAATGGGTGACTCTTAAATGAGCTTTCGCTTCCGCCACAGATATGTAGTCGGTGTATGCGTTATTCAATGAAACTATTCTGCGGCCTGTTATCATGTTAGTCGAATTCGGGATTAATTGGTTTTTTCTTTTTTACTTCCTTAACTTCCTCACAATAGCCCTCTTGAATTAAAATGTCGGCTTGTTTGCTTTCAAGTTCTGCAACGTCCCCAATTGCATAGCATAAATTCAATGCTATTGGATATTTAATAAAAATAACTTTTTTCATAGTTGGCAAATGTGGGCGAGAATTAACCGCCCACATTTCACACAGAAACGCTGTGCCGTTTATTTTTATGCTACGATGTCTTTACATACGCTGAACGCTTTCGGCTGTAACAAGTTTACATCCATATAAGCATTTAGCACCATGTTAGTCAATCCTGCAGTTGCGCCAGAATATGGATCTACAGTCAACTCCATACCACCCCAAGAAGCTACAGCTAACTTGCTGAAATCTCCGAAGATCATTGCAGACAATGTTGAGCTTGTACCTTTTGACAAGTTGCTCGGAACGTTGGTTGTAGTTGCTAACGGATAACCGTTCAACTCACCTGCGCCGCTTTGTAGAATGAAATTACCCTCAACACCACTAGATTGACGGCCTGTAACTTGCAAAGCAGCTTTTACTAACGGGTTGGTTAAATAAGCCTGTCCCATAGCGTTGTTGTTTTCAACAGCTTTCATTGCGTTTACAACGTCAGCCCAAACAATTGCAGCTCCGTTTGCGTTGGTGCTGTTTGAACTTGCGCCACCTGCGTAGATTACGTTCACATTGCTGTTTCCAATAATACCAGTCGGCTCGTTAGATCCACCGCCTTTAATAGCCGCTTTCTCTAATTCGATAGCCATTGCATTGATCAAATATTGACGCACATAAGCATCAATTGAATTTGATGACTGACGCAACAATTGATTAGACACTTGAATGTATGCGGCCAATCTCTTTGGTGAAAAACTGATTTTTGAAAATGCAGGTGATTTCTCAGTCGCAGTTCCGTTCTCAGTATTCCATCCAGCAGCAGGCTGAGTGCTTGCAGTTGGAAGATCTAAGTTTCCTGTCAAGTTATCAAAACGAGTGATTCCTAAACCATTTAAAACGGTTGCAGGTAATAACACATCAATGATTCCGCCAACATTGGTCTGGATGTTTACACCACCCTCAGAACCCGAAGTTCCGCCTGTAGCTGACATGTCACGTTTGAAAACGTCAGAAGGTAACAATACAGAGTGAGCGCTTACGCTTACGCCTGCACGTTGGAACTCGTCAGCAGCTTCTTTGTGCATTTCAAATTCAACACCATCTCTGCGGCCTGTTGTAGCTTGTTCGATAGCTCTCTTGAAAGAGTATTGAGCAGCCATTTTAGAGCGCTCAGTTTTTTCGCTAGTTGAAGCTGCACCATATACAGGAGCGCTTGCAACTTTCTCAGATGCTCTCATTTGTAATTTCTCAAGAGTTTCAGTCTCAGACGCAATAACGTCTAAACGAGCGTCGATTTCAGAGAAACGATTTTTTTCAGTCTCAGACATTGAACGCGCTTCAACGTTAATGCTGTTTTGAAGGTTGTTCAATTCTTCGATTAAACGTCCTTTTTCTTCTTTCAAAGCTTTGATTTTCATTTATATTTTGTTTTTAGTATTTCAATTTGATCAGATTCATTCTGTTTCTTTGGCTTAGTTAAATCCAAACTGCGAGCCTCTGCCTCTGTGTCTACATAGGCAGGATAAGTCACAGGGCTAACATCATATAAATCCTCGATTTCTTTAATAACGTGCAGCGATAAATCGCCGTACTTATCAGATTTCTCCCATGATCTATCTTTGACAGTAAATGCAAACGATGACTGAGTTATATCGCCCCTCATTATACTGCGAGCAACTTGCATGTGCAATGGATTCTCATAATCTGGAATCCAAGTGTACTCTAAATTCCCGTCTGCGTTTACATATACATTGCAAGTGTTTGCTTTTGTACGACCAAGGATGCACTCACTTTCATGGTTGAATAAACAACGGATGTCGTAGTCTTTTTTTAATGCGTTATCAAATGCGCCTCTGAGAATTTTTTCCTCAAAATATTTTAGATCTGTCGTAACGTCCACAACAGCAGCGATGCCGCCAAATTGCTTTGGCATATTTTCGCCCTCTGCTCTGTAGTTTACACTCCCTAATACTCTAAATGTTTTCATTATGCCTGTGTATTATTATTGTTTCCGTCGGGATTATTATTTGAATATGCGCTACTCATAAGCTGCTCAATCTTTGCATTCATGTAAGCCTCAAATTGGTCCGCAGGGATTAGGTTAGCCTCAACATAATATTTGCCACCATTGTCAAATCCTTCCGCATCTTCAAATGCTCTTGCCTCGTTAGGACTTAACCATCCGCCTCTGATTCCTTTATTATAAAAGTCTGCGCGATCATTTGCACTGGCTCTCAATAATGAATTAAAATTGAATTTAAAATAAAAGAAAGTTTTATCGTTTTCAGTTAGCAACTTTCTGCGAAGTTCCTGCTCAATATTTATGCAATAACTCATCAAAGTTCTTGAATAAAAATCTTGATACTCTTGCTCAACGCTTGATTTGATTCCGTCCTTTGCTCCTATCATTGAAGCCGGTACACCAAAAATACGAGCTATCTCTTCCGCTGAAAATTGACGAGCTTGAATATACTGCGCCTCTTCCGGTGTCATTGAAAGTTTTTCCATTTCAACTCCATGAGGCAATACAGTACTGCGTTGGTTTCCCTCAATTACATCATCCAAAGATTTGCGCAATGGTCCCGCCTGCGCTTGATCAATTTTTGATTGTGATTTTAAAATGAATTTTAATGTTCCATTTTTGTAAACCGCTGCGCTCGATTTAATCGCAGCCAAATCAATGCCCAATGTTTCAGCGTGCATTATAATAGGAGATTTTCCAACCAATACATTATCAGTTGACAAACCTTTGAAGTGCAACATATCACTCGCGGGAATCACAGACGGGAAGCCTGGAGCGTTCACTCTATAAAACATCTCACCGTCCATAAGGTAAGCCGACACTGAATCACTAACAATTGGATGAATAGATGTCGCAATGAATCTCTCGTCCCTGTTTATCAAAGCGTAGGCGTTACCTTTTAAAACCAATTGAGACGTCATGAAATTCATGAAATCAAATTTCGTCTGATATGGATTAGGCTCGTTTAAAACATAGTTAGAATAATGAGCCACAACTTGACGCTTATTTGTGCCATCGTCGAAATATAATTTAAAAGATAGACTTGAGATAGCGTCTGAAATAACTCTGACGCAAGCGTGCACGCTCGCAATGCTCATTGCACTATTGGCGTTTACAGCTACTCCGCTAGTCGTTTGGCTTCCAAATAAAGAAGTCAACGATTGCATAAGCCAGTCAGTCGGAGCCGACAAGCTTGAGCGCTGTTGTGTTTTTGGTTTGAATATGCTTAACAATGAAGCCATGCCACAATATTAAATTACAGATTTATTTTTTTTGTTACAATTTAGGATGAGTGCGCATATACCGGCTCAGAGTCGCACGAAAAACCACATAGCTGCTGTATTTATTTTGACCGTATTTCTCACGATATAAACTCTCACAATATTCGTAAGCCTCGCCGTATGTTTTAAAATTCGGCAAGTTGTTATAATAGATTTTTATAAAATCTTCGTGGCTATATATTTGTAAACCATAGTTCTGCATCCTGTACATTTTTAGATTGTTCTTGCATATATGTTCCGAGCGCCATCACAATAGACACAGGGCCGTCGACCTTGTCTCCAGATTTCGCCTTGTCAATTTTTATATTTGCAGCTGGATCCTGTCTTAATAAAATATTACTCATCATCCAACGAGTGACGGGGTTGCCGTCATGTTGTAGCTCTCCAATGTTCACAAGCCTCTCAAGTTCCTTAGTTGGTGCTGACATACTTACAAAACCCTGCCCAAATGGGTACATCGTCATTCCTTCGTTTCCTAATTCAATCACTAGCTGTGTTGCGTTAAACCTATCGAATGCAATATCCTTAATATCATATTGGTCAGATAATTCCAAAATCTTTGATTTGATAAATGAATAGTCAGTAACGTTTCCATCCGTTAAATGAATCCAACCTTCCTGCGCCCATGTGCGAATTGAAACGCCTATCTGATCATTTCGTCTTTGCGCTGCGGCATCTGGGAGCCAGTACCATGTTTTAACTTTGTAGCCATCGGATGGCCAAATCAAACTAAATGCGCAAAAGTCACCTGTCGACGCCAAATCTAATCCGCCATAACACTCTCCCACAGGATCGACATCGTTTGCACATGCAATCCATTTTTCGTCACTGATCCAAGTTGTTGCCGTATCTGTCCAAACATTTAATAACTTCGTTTTAAATTCAACCTGCTTATGTGGTAACTCGCGGGCCTCGTTCAATCCTTCCTCAAGTTGGCGAGGGTTTACACTTACGCCCCAATTCGGATTTGCTTTCTGCCAATTAGCAGAGTCTGTCCAGTCGTCTTTGTCATCCAAACTATAGATCACAGAAAACAAAGCGTCATCGTTTACGCCTTTATTTAAAACCTTTACGCAATAGTCTCTATGTTTATAACAGGCCGACTCACGATTGAAGCCTGCAGTTGTGATTGTAAACAATAACGGCTGAGATCTGGCGCCCATACTATTGCGAATTACGTTATATAACTCATCATTGCTATGCGCGTGATATTCATCAATACAGCAAAAGTGCGTATTCAATCCGTCCTGCTTCCCTGGATTCCATTCGAGAGGTCGATAAACGGACGTGCCAAAATTTATGCGCCTGTTGTTAACAGAGTTATAAACATTCACATCGTCCCGAAGCCAGTCCAGCTGTTTGCACACTCGAGCACCTTCCGAAAATACCATCATTGCCTGGTCGAGTTTTGTAGCTGCAGAATAAACCTGCGCCCCTTCCTCACCATCTGCGATTAAGCCGTATAACATTATAGCATTGGAAAACGTAGACTTTCCATTTTTACGAGGGACCTCGACATAAGCCCTCGTAAATCTTCGAGTGCCATCCAATTTTAAAAATCCGAAAATATTAGCAATAATAAAATGCTGCCAAGGTTCTAGCAGAAATTTCTTGTTTGCGTATAAACCGACGGAATGCTCTAATTCCTCGATGAACTGCACAGCGTGTAAATATAAATCATTTTCAAATTTTATATCCTTTCGCTTTAAATCTGCTTTAAATCTTTTGCACGCGTTTACAACGTGCTTGCACGCTGCAATCTTTTTTGAAATTACATCGTCACAGTATTGGATCGCTCTGCTCATCTTCAATTATTTTCGTGAATGTCCTATTCTCGAAATATTGTTTATTCAAATTTGCTAAAAATTCATTTCTGTACATCATTGGTTCATGATGCCATAAGCCAAATTTATCGCAAGGCTTCCATTGTTTGCCTTGTGACATTTCAATCAGATAAGCGTTATCCAATTTTTTGATTCTGTATTTTCTTGCCATGAGTTAAAAGTTCTAATTTAGTTATTTTTGTTTTTTGTTTGTCCTGTAGCTGAGTCATTGCCAAAATCTTTGCAATGTCCTGCGTTGCTTTTAAAGATTGCTTGCGTATGGTGTACCATGGGTTTATCATTGGATAACCGCTCGGAGCTTCCGTTATCTCTTCGACCTCGTTTATTTTGTGGCACGCCCGCTCATATGTTTCCATCTCTACGGCATACGCAGCAATTAAATCCAAATCGACGCAATTTTTATTTGCGCTAAAATCTTCAACAATTTTTTTATAAATTTCTTTTGCTCTTTTGTTCAAATGTTTCATAATCAATACAAATATATATAAAAACCCCCTTTTGTTTACTTTCTTGGGTGTGAATTAAAGTCCACTGACGGTTTACAGGGCTTTTGGGTTAGGATTTTGCACCCCATACGGGGTTAATTTATTTTCTCGTCCGCTCTTGGAATTGTGGCATCTCTTGCACAATGGCTGTAGATTTTCCAAATCCCAAAACTCTCCGCCACTTCTCACAGCTTTGATGTGATCTATTACCGTTGCAACAGCCAACTTACAGCCTCGACACAATGGCTCGTCCATCAGTATCGAAGCCCTAAGCTTACGCCATTGGCGTGTATTATATTCGTCTGAGCGCTCTCGAGGTTTCGTCTCAAAAGCTTTTTTAACTCTGACAATTTTACCTGTTGGATATGTTGGCATTAGAATGGCGCTTGAATATGTACAAAGATACCGCTGTGACCTCTTCCCTCATTATATGTGAACGATTTGTAACCGAGATAAGTTCTAACCCATTGAGCAAATCGCTTGGGGCTTACGTTGTTATTGCCTGTCATTTCTGTAAATGAGTTGTTCATTGATGCAATGTAGTGGCGTGTGTCAGTCCATTCGTACTCAGTAGCCCAGTCATAGAAGTCCTTAGATGTGGCCTGGATGACACGCTTAGCCTCTGAATTAATTGACTTAACTGATTGCAGTCCATCTGTTAGATAGTTCTGCAGGTTGCTGAGCATATAGCAATCGAATGAGGCCCAGTCATCTGAGTTCCATGAGTCGAATAATAATCGTCCATAGACATCTATAGGACTGCGGCTCTCATTAAAGTATTGGTGAAACTCTATCTCATGCCTGCGCCTTGCATGCGATGAGCCCGATCCGTTTATTACATAGTTAGTCGTTATAATGACTTTAGGAGCTCTCTCAAATGGTATAAATATTTCATCCTTATTCTTTCTATTGACTGTGATTCCTTCCGTAATTAATGAGAATATTGACTCAAAATTAAATGATTTCTTAACGTCATCAAAGGCTAATATCTGAGTATCTAAGTCAACACGCTGGTAAATGAAATCCCCTTTGTTTGGATCAAATGCCTTGCCGTCAATTATTACCACCTTACGGAAATGCTTAAGCGCATTGATCATTATTGACTTACCGGAGCCGCCGTTTGGATTATCGGAAATTAGCTCATCGTTTACAATTACCGCCTTTTGATGCTGCTTATCCTTGTAAGAATGAATTAAATATCCAAGTGTTGACTCGAGCGCTTTAATTCTTGATAAATCGTTATTGCTTACCTTGTGCACCAAATCTCTAAAATTATTCTCTATTGGCGCAGAAATATAGTTTCGTTTGATTATTTGATTATGCCATATAAATCCATCGCATGAGATATATTTTTGTAGTTCAATTGATTTTGATGTGATTTTTACCACCCCATTTAAAAAAGGAACATAGGCAGTCGATTTCGTGTCTTTAATCATTTCCATGTCAATAGATTTTAGCATGGTTAAAAACTGCTCAGAAAATAGTTGTTTTGATTTACTTACATGATTCCAAACGTTAGGCTCTTCAATAAGGTAATTTAAGACGTCATCCTTTATAATTTCAACAGATGTGATGGTGACAATATTTGATTTTACTTTGACAAATGTCGGCTTGACTGCGTTTTCTGGATAATATTTAAAATAGCCTCTGCGCTCTAAAAATGTCTTAAAAAATATCGGAATTATTATGACGGTCCCTTTTGAATTAATAGACCAGAATTGATTCTCATCATGCGTCCCCTCTATTTCAGATATTACCTCTGGAGTGACTGAATGCTGTTGAATTACTTCCTCCTTTGTTTTGGTTTTTAGTGCAAATTTAATCTCATTAATTTTATCAATGTCCTCAAAGTATTTCGTACCTGCATTCGATCTCATCCGATTATAAGCATTTTTAAAAACATTGCTCGCCTCATCATCTGTAAAATTTCCATAAATTACGTTATTTAAAACATAATTAAGGCCATAATCAAGCGAAACGCCATGCTCACAAAATGCCTGTGCCAAAACGAGTAAATTGTTATTTCTTGAGCCTTCCTCAAACCCAAATTTTCGATCCCACCAAGTTATAAGCCTTTTAATTATTTCTGTCTCATTGGTAATTGGCAAAACTGCGGGCCTCTCAGAAATTGAATTTTGATAGTCGCTGGAAATCTCTGCGAATACCGTTGCATTGGGATTGTGGTATATGTTTGGATCGTATGACTCAAAACAAGCCCTTGAGACGTCCTTATTCTTTGAATCGAAGTACTGACAAGCGAAACGCTCTGAAAATGCCTTAAAACGCCTCGAATGTTCCTCTGCTGTCGATTTGGGAATAGAAACGACTGCTTTAAATCCTTTGCCAGATGGCGAAATAAATGCTGTAATTACGCAAGGGTTATTTTTAACCGATTCATAAACGCTTTCAAATTCATTCTCTGGAATTTTGTCATAATCGCAAATCATGAGTCCAGAATGCTCATTTAAGCCTTTTATATTTCTATAGGCAAACGTCCCATTGAACATGATGACAATCGATTTCTTTTTTTCTTGATCGTATTCATCCCCTGTTAATTGACGTAATTTCTCAACGTGATCCTTTGAGTCTCCATTTTTTATGCGTTCAATAACCTCTAACAAGCTCATATCAAATGGAATAGAGCCCTCTTTAGTGTCGAATAGTGATTTAAATAATGTACATGTGTGTAGCATCTGTGTAGCAAATTTTTTTTTAAGTTATTGATATATAATTGATCGTGTAGGAGCGTATATTTTTCCCTTTAAAAAAATACAAAGTATTTATAAATAAAAGAAAAAGAATAAAGTACACTACTTTTCCTACATTCTACACAGTCAATTTTTAGTTAAATTATTGATTATCAGTTATATGTATTTTTATGATTTTAAATATCTCAAAAGCTATCTGAGGAACTATTGCGTTTCCGTAACCCTTTATGCTTTCTGCTCTCCATTTTGGAAAGGTAATTCCGTCCAGTTGTGTGGGAAGCCCATCATTTCCGCCACAAATTGGGGATTGAGTTGGGAATTTTTCCCAATTTGTTGACTTACATAATGCTTTAAATCTGTTTCTCTCGGATAATTTTCCGATATTACGGGTGTCCCATTGTACTGATCGGATGCCGTCGGCGTTGGTAGCATTTTGTAAAAATTCATAGCGTCCAATATCGAATTGGGTCGGTTTTCTCCATTTAAACGACTCATCATTGTTCTGGCACCTGTCAATTTTAACGCCTCTACTCTTTCTGGATGATCTCTTTGTACCGCTGTTGGAGTAGGCAATAAACCAAACTCTATCTCGTCTGTGTGGTGCGTTTTTGGCTGCAGCTGGAATAATAAACGGCTGAACTTCGTACCCTTCAGCTTCCAAGTC